TACCAATGAGAATTAGTTACGACTTCGATGACACATTAAGTACCGAGAAAGGCCAACAGATGGCTTTAAACGACATCAAAAACGGAAATGATGTATTGATACTGACAGCACGACAAGAGCGCGATAATGAGGAAGTTTTTAAAGTGGCAGATCAGTTAGGCATTGCCCATTCCAATATCCATTTCACAAATGGAAAGGACAAATGGAGTTTTGTTATCCGTTTAAAAATTGATAAGCATATTGACAACAACAAAGAGCAGATTGATAAAATCAATAAGTTCACAACTGCGGAAGGTGTTTTGTTTTGATTGTTCATAACGCGAAATAGAACTCAACACAATTCAATTTATATTTGTTGTGTTCAGTTAGTACGATGATTCTTCCCCTTTGATTTTTGTACGCTGAACACTTACATAAATCATTGGGGAATTTTTTTATATGAATGAATCAATATTACTCTCCATTGCCAATGGGAGATGCAAACGGCAAACTTGCGATATACCAACGCTTGGTTCAGGTAAATTCGCTATTCGCGAAATTGTTTGTTTTTCTTGGGGGGAGCTTTTTCTTTTCTTTCTTTTTATTTTTTACCTTTTTTTGTTTTTCTTTCTTTTCTTTTGTTAAATCTTCTTTTACTTAAAAAAACTAATTAATAACTATATTTGAACTATGTTAATAATACCAGCACAAATCGAATCAATCAAATCACGAAAGGACAAAACAACGGCCATTGTAATAGGCACCAATGAAATTAGTCCATCAATCGCAGGTCAATTGTTCAACCTTCAATCATCATTCGTTTATTGCGCTCTAAAAGAGGAGGAGTTCGCTACAAATGAGAAGGAGATAATAAATGATTTAAAAGCAGATTTTGAGATTGAAAAGAAATCGAATGGTCAGAGGTTGCGTAATGTGTTTTACAAGATGTATGAGCAAGATAACGAAGGATTTTTGACATTTGTGAAATACTACGATCACAAGATGGAACAATTAATAAACCACTTCAAATCAAAGTTAGAACTATAAATTATAGGTAGTTATGGAACGAGATGAAAATGGACGATTAAAGAAAGGTCATGGTGGATTGAAACCAGTTGGCGCGAAATCCGAAAAGACAAAGCAATGGGAGTCACTCGGCGAATCTATTACAGGACACCAAGCGGAACAATTTAACGCGTTCCTCGATAAGTTGTGGAATAGTAGGAACGATGAAGATAAGATGATTGCATCAGAGTTGTATCTCAAAACATTGGAGTATTTTAAACCTAAACAATCGAGGACAGTTCATGCAGGGGACAATGACGCACCCGTTAACATTATTATTTCTGATAAGTTATGAAGGCGATAATCGAATTTAATCTCGACGAGCCAGATGATATTGAGGCTCATAAAAAGTTCATTAATATGGACTCGGTTTACATTGCGCTATGGGAGTTCGACCAAGAGATGAGAAGTACCATTAAGTATAATACTAAAGAGTATAATGGAGAACAACTTGACGCACTCGATAAGATGCGCGAAAAGTTCCATGAGATATTAAACGATAATCAAATAAAAATCGACTGATGCCAATACCAACAAAATCAAAAGACGAATCGTTACAGGACTTCATCGAAAGATGCATGATTGATGACGTAATGAAGAATGAATACATAGACGAAAAACAACGCTATGCTGTTTGCGTAAATCAATTAGGATGGAAAATAACGAAGTAAACAATTCAGCGCAGTCAGCGTTCACAATCGCAGTTTTATTCGGAATGTGGTTGCAACAAAAGGAGCAACGGAAGCGATTAGCCAAAACAAAAGTCACCGAACTTTATACCGAATGGATCACCGAACTTGCAAAAAAATATGAAGATTAATTTAGACCTATCCCCCGAAAAGATAACCGTTGGTCAGTACGTTGGATTCGCCATGAACGAAGGCGATTTGGTTAACCAAGTTCAAGCAATTACCAAACTGTCACGCAGTAATGTTTTGTTACTTACTCCATCGCAAATGAATGACATCAAAAATTCATTTGATGAAGCATTGTTGACTATTCCATCGAAGCACGTTCCTAAATTCTTGACGAAGTTCACCAAATATAGATTCGTGCCTGACATCAACTCCATGACATTTGGCGAATGGTTGGATTTAGATGCGAATTGTAATGAATTCCCAAAGCATTTGAATAAGTTACTCGCTATTCTATTCAGACCTTGCAAGAATGAATTTATCAATCGATACGAGGTGGAAGATTACGATTCGACAATTCATTTGAAGAACGCTGAAGATTTCAACGAAATGCCGTTAATGATTGCCAATGGCGCAATGGTTTTTTTTTCGAGTATCGAAAAAGAATTGTTGATTCGTTTCCAAGAGTTTTCAGACCAACAGATGATGACGGAACTGAAGAAGGCGATAGCGATGATGGAGGAAGCGTTACAGCAACCAGCGAGTTGAGTTCTAATTATGGTTGGTTTCATGTGATTGAAGAAATAGCCGACCGCGATGTAACTAAATTCGATTCAATTATTAAAACCCAAGCATCAACCATTTTCGCGCATCTCAATTACAAAATCGATTATGCGCAATTTCAAAAGCAATTACTTACTAAAAAATAGTCATTTGGCTACATATAGATATGAGCGATTCATCACTTTATACATACAACATCATCATCGCGAGGCTGCGAGAGTTCGCGGATAAACACGCATTGATTCGAAAGTTCACGCATGGACAGATAAGCCAAGCAGATTTAGAAAAGGAAGATGAGTTCCCGTTTATGCACGTTGTGCCAAATCAGTTCAGTATTGATGCTGGACAGCTTACTTATTCACTCGAAATTGTGTTCGCTGATTTGCCACGTGACAAAGAACTGAAAATCGAATACCAACGCCATTCAATTAGCGATTGCGTGTTGTTGTTTGCTGATCTCGTTAATGAGATTGAGAATGGTCAGATATTCGATGAATCGGTTATCATCACAAAGCCAATTCAGTTTACTCCATTTATTGAGGAGTTCAGTAACGTGTTGAGTGGGGTGCAAGGTTCAATTGACATAACAGTGGATTACGAGTGGAACGCTTGTGATATTCCTTACAACAACCAAACGGTAAGTGTTTATTCACAGGTTATCGATTTCGAAGAACATCCAGTGTACAATTCAATTCGTTACTTATGTGATGGCGAACAAGTGGCTGTTTGTTACAGTCCAGGTGGACAACCGAACCTTATTGATTTGGTAGCATTGTTCAATTCCAATCCCGGTACCGATCCATCTTGTCCTGATCCAACTTATTGTTATTGTTGGTCTAACTATGGTACATACTACGACAATGGCGATGGACGAATAAGATGTGAGATGCCTATTTTAATTGCGAATCAACTATGCCCATCGGGTGAATTAACTTTAGATGTTATACGCGATTAATTATGGCAAAGAAGGTACAATTCACAACTAACCAACCATCCGCAACGACTGACTATCTTGCAGCGGACAACACATGGAAGACAATTCCCGGTGGGGGAGGTGGTAGTAGTCCATTAACCACGAAAGGCGATTTATATACACGCAATGCTTCAGCAGATGCAAGATTGCCAGTTGGTTTAGATACGCAAGTATTGTTGGCAGATAGTACAACAACAACGGGATTAAAATGGGGAAGCAATACCACACCAACTCCAACGGGTTACTATGCAATGTATCAGGATGGCAATACTCAGACCATTGCTGTAATCAATACAGGCTATCCGATTAAGTTCAGAACAATGGACTTGAGTAATGGAGTTTCGGTGGTTAGTGATTCACGAATTACGTTTGCCAATACTGGTATTTACAATTTGCAATTTAGTGTGCAGCTTGAGAATAGTGGTACCCAAGAACATGATGTCACTATATGGCTGAGAAAAAATGGAACTGATGTAGCTGGCTCATCGGGTTTTGTTGCCGTAGTAGCAAAACATGGAGGTGTTAATGGTCATGTGCTGCCATCATGGAACTACCTTCTCGATGTTGTAGCAGGGGAATATTATGAGTTAGTTTGGAGTGCAACGAGTACAGCAGTTACTATGCCTTTCTATGCGGCAGGCTCACCGCCACCATCTACTGCATCTGCAATTTTTACAGTTACCCAACAAGCAGGCATCATGGCAGGCACTGGCATAACAGCCATCAATAGCTTAACAGGTGCAGCGCAAACAATGGTGACTGGCAGTGCAGGTACTGACTTTGGAATTTCATCATCGGGAACTGTTCACACATTCAACATACCAACTGCATCAGCTACAAATAGAGGTCTATTGAGTTCAGCTAATTGGACCACATTCAATAATAAGCAAAATGCTATCACCCTAACCAATACCGGAACAAGTGGAGCAGCCACATTAGTAGGCAGTACTTTGAACATACCTCAATACGCAAGTGCAGGAAGTGGTACATCTTTTCAAACAGGTAGTTTTGGTGGTGCTACTGTTGCATTATCGAGTACTGTTTATGGCACACTCACCGGTGGTACTTTTTCAGGAACTGAAAATGCGAGGATAACAATAATGCCACAGGCTTGCACGATAAGCCGAATGTACTTTGCAACGGCAACAACTCAACCAGCTTCTGGATCATTGGTTGTAACTTTAAGAAAAAACAATGCAGACACATCATTGACAATAACCATTGCCGCAGGAAGTGTAGCTAACTTTTTTAATGATACAACTAACAGCGTATCATTCACGGCAGGTCAGTACGCATCTATCAAATTTCAAAATAACGCAACAGCAACATCTGCTCAGGCAAATGCAGTAGCACTAATGGTGACTATATGAACTACACAATAGATGATTTAGGAGACATCGTACGAATATCCATTCCAACAAATAGTAGTTGGGGAACGATTCTTTTCGCATGGGAAAAGTCAAATGATGAGTTTACAACTGCGCTTGAAAGTCAAGGAATAGATATACTTGTTGACTTGTTAGTTAACAATCCTAACACCGCATACACGAAATTCATCAATGGCTGAATCACCGCTAACATCAATCATGAAAAGATTTGGCCAAGAAGTCGTTGAACGTGCCATGCTTAATCTCGGAGTTTACAGAACGGTGCGAGGTAAGAAACGCAGAGCCGTTGCAACTGATACACTTCGAAATTCGCTTTCTTTTTATTACGATGGACGTAGCAGTAAGATTCAGTTTTTTGCACGTGGTAAAGCGAGTAACTACGCTGATTTTGTTGAGCAAGGTGTAAATGGATTGTCACGCAATCAAGGTAGTCCATATTCATTCCGTAGAGGTGCAGGAGCAAAACCAGCGAAAGGTGAAATGGGAGTGATGCAAAAGGCGATTTACGATTGGATGAAGATTAAAGGCATTCGCCCACGCAACGCTAATGGTTCATTCATGACATTCAAAACACCCGAAGCAAAGGAGCGCGCCTATCGTGGATTAGCAGGTCATTTAACGCGCAAAATTCGCATCAATGGTATATCACCATTGTTTTATTGGAGAGATGCAGTAACCGATACAATTGTAGATTTTCAACCCGAATTTGAGGACGCATTGAATAGAGAAATTACATTAGTTATAGAAGATAATTTGCAAAAGAAAATAAAAATATAATGGCATACACAACAGCAGTTACAGGTTTAACCGCGCAAGGCAATAACGCATTTAGTGGATTATGTTATTCGAACAACGATGTTTCATTCACAATGACATCGAGCGAATTTGCTCAACCTGGATTCAAATACATTGTTGTAATTACTGACAACAACACGTCAACCGATTACAAGTTTTATATTAGTCAAAACGCTGTGAATAGCGGAGTGTTTAACGCTAAAACTATCTTTAACCAGCTTGTAAAAAATTCAATTGTGTTTGACGGAAGCGATGATGTTGTATTGCAGACATCCACTCCAACACTTACCACAAAAAACAATGTAAATACATTTGTGGTTGAATTGTACGAAGGCTATGAAGTAGGTGGGATTTTTACGGAAGATGATAGCGTTGCGGTTACTTATTCGCTCATGTGTATTTATGGTAGTGGTAAACAAAACTTCATAATGATGGGAACGAATGACACTCGGCCATTGGCACTATCTCAAAACTATGATGATGAGATTGGATTTAACAAAGAGACGTTAGCGCATCGTTTGAATTTGCCATCGTTCTTGCAATCACAACGAGTGAATTGGAGGTACATATCGCGCACGAACGTGACGGAACAAACTGATAGCGCATACGACATCCATGTGTGGGTTGCTGACGATAATACATATATCAATTCAAATTATCCATACAATTCAATTGCTTATTTCACTTTTTACTTCTACGATGAGACGCAACAAAATATCTCTTATGTTGATATTCCAATCACATTTGGTGAAGGCGCATTGTTGTTCCTTCCAACAGGGTTGAAGAACCTTGTTAATGGTGGTTATATAGACGATACAACTGCTGATAATACCGCATTTTATGTATATGTAGGTTACAACGAATTCGATCAACAAATAACTACCAAATACGGTTACTACATTAGCGAAGATTGCAAACATAATCCAGTTCACGTTTATTGGTTAAATCAAATGGGTGGTTGGGATAGTTATTCCTTCATCAAAAAGAATGAGCGTTCGATTGAAGTAGAAAGGAAAAGATACAGAAGCTATCAAGGTGACTTCAATAACGCGACATCAACTGAACCATACGCAACAAAAAACTACACGCGTGAATTAACCGAGCGCGAACCAATTGTAAATACGTTCATCAATCTAACAAGCGATTGGTT